ATCACATTAGCAGCACTGCCGGACGGGTCCCCAGGATAGTCTAGGCTCTCACCATCGACTATGAAGGGCTGGTCCATACCCACAACCTGGCCGTCTGCGTCTTCGTGCGTGTCACGTGTGCGCCCGCCACTGGCCGCTATCCATTCCCTGCGCATATTAAGCCCGGTTGATTCGGCTTGCTTCTTTGCCCCGTAGTTCCCTGAGCCGTGAGTCTCTGTCCTGGCTATGAGTGCGCCGCGCTGCCGGCCAATGGTGGGCGAGTTCTTAGATATTAGCTTTGCAATCTCACTCTGCCCTAAGCCTTCGCTCTGCCCGATAGCAACCTGAGTCATTATCTGCGTGCGCGTGGTCTCTGCTATCTGCTGAATTTTCTCGCCGCCAAACGCTTCTATATACTGAGCAACAAACAGATCCCACTTTGGCTGCTCTTTAATTACGTCAGGGCCGCTGCCACCTTTTGCCGCTGCGGTGATACGCTTGGCCATGCCTTCAATGGACGCCCGCCAGATACGCTTTAGCAGTGATTCAATGCGCCGCAGGTGTTCGTCTTGCGACCTAACCTGCCCTGATGCCTGCCAGCCTTTGACCATCGCCAGGGTAGTGGTTGCTATCTCTTTTGCGAGCAAACGCTCAGACACACGGGATAGACGCTCAAGCAATAGCTGCTGGTTGCGCCTTTCTCGTTGTGCGTCCTGATCAAGAAGTCTTCGAGGGGCCATAAGCCAGCGCCTTCATGTCGTCGGCTGTTAGTTCCTGCGCGGGGTCTTGTTCTAGGGGTAGGCTGATAGGCTCGACGGCCATGGTCAGAGGTATCATGCTCGACGACACCAGTATTTCATCGCCCCCAGCTGGCAACTTGTCATAGCCTTTCATCTCGCGCTTTTCGTTAATCGTTAGATCACTTGACGAGTCAGCCATTGCCCACATCTCGCGCCGCTTCTCTGCAATAGCCGGTATCTTGTCAAGGTCTATATCAAGGGTGACGCCGTTGAATAAGGGTGACAGCCAGGCGTTCAGTTCATCGCGGATATACTCCGCAAGAGGGATTACTGTTTCTTCGTAGAATGCCAGGCGGGCTTCTTTGTAGTTGGAGTACGTGCTATCGCCTGGGATGTTCAGAAGCAAAGGAGGAACCCCAAGCGCCAGAGAGACGTCACGCGCTGCGCTGTACTTGGTCTCTATGATCGCCACGTCTACAGGAGACAGCCCCATCTGTGTCCACTTTAGGCCGCCTTCCAGTAGCATCGGCCTTCCGGCGTTCGTGCTGCCTGTGTACTTCTCGTCTATCTCAGCCTTTAGCCGATTGAATTGGTCATCCGTTAACGCCCCCTCGCCAAGCTCCATAGCGCCCGACGGGGCCGCGCCGTTCTGAAGCAAAGACTGCATCCACTGCATCGACTCGTTGTGCTGGTCTACAGCATACGCCCCGGCCATTAACGGACTCATGCCGTACCAGTCATCAAGCGGATTGAATGACTTGATGTGCCGGATGTCGCTCTCCCCTGTGCGTGGGTCTGCGTCGAAGTCTGCGCCGGAGCTTCCAACGCTGAACCGGTAGCCAGCAGGAAAGCCGGTCGCGCTTGGCTTTACTTGCATACGGTCAGGTCGCAACGCATACAGCTCGCGAGGTTGCTGGCCAACCATGACCCGTTCCATGTACCCATTGCCCGAGATCCTGAAGAAGCCGACAAGGGCGCGCATGAATTCAGGGCCGGACTGCAACGGGTTAGGCTGTCGGATAAGGTCAAGCAGGCCGCTTACCTTCACCTCATTTCCTCGCGCATCTTTAGCAATCCATTTCATCGCAGCAATGGCGTCGCCGGTCTTGTTGATCGCCTGGAAGGCCACAACGTTCTTTTGATAGCCTTCTTCCGCGTATTTTTTAGCTCCAATCTTGTCGCTGCCAAGCGACCACTGTGCTTGGTTCTTGCCGGTGAACATAACCGGGCCTGCCCGCGATTCTTTGGCCTGCGCCGGTTTACGCTTAAACCAGTCTAACATTGGTCGCCCTGCATGCTATTGAATTGTGTGTCAAGTTTAACGGATATATGCTCGTGATCATAGTGAGCGAACTCGTGGCGCACTCTTGGCCGTTATGAGCGGCTGGAGCGCGTATCTAACAGCATCCCACCGATGGTTGTTGTCGTCTTTTATAATGGGCTGTATATCGCCTGTGCGTTTGTCCACTTTGTAGCTGTAAAGCCTGGCCTCTTCCTGCATTGCTTTGCAAGATGTGTGAATGACTATTTCATCAAAGGACTTGATAAACTCCACGCCATCCTCAACGCTGCCAGGCCACTTCTTAACGCCCTGCATCTTGGGTAGACCGTGCCGCTTTAGGTAGCTTATTGATTCCGGTCTTGCGCTGTCTGCCCTGATTGCATAACGCTCAATCCACTGATCATGTTCTTTAAAATACTTTGCCGTGTCGTCTAGCTCTAGCCCTATGCGCCCTGCATCCTGATCTATATACAGTGTATTTGCCTTTATGTATGTACGAACAAAGCAACTAGGGTCATTTGCAAAGCCAAAATCTAGCCCGTACATCGGGTCGCCAAACGATTCGTCAGGTTCAAATTCATCAACGCGCCAGTTTTTAAATACCTGCGCTTCTGACTTTGTATTGTGCTCACCCAGCCAGATGTGTGCGTACCGCTCATAGTCTACACGACGCTGCCAATCCGCCAGCTTTACCATTTCCTCGGGGCACCAAGGATTGTCGTAATAATTAACATGGACCAGGATCGCGTCGGGATTGTCTTTGAACAGGGTTTCAACTGAGTCATCCGGCTGCTCTGGGTTCCAGCTAAACCACAGCTCGCTGCCGGGTTTGCGGATTGTTGGGACTAAGAGCTCTATGGATCGGTGGCTAAGGCTTTGGGCCTCTTCGCACCATGCAAGGTCAAATCCTTCTAGGGACTTTATGGAGTCTGCGGTGTGATCTTGCATACCTTGGAATATGATAATCCCTTGCGCACCTATGCGGCGGATTTCGGTCAGCGTTATCTCAAACAGGTGAGCAACACCAAGCGCCCGTATTTTATCTTCGACCAACTTCTTTGCGGAAAACTTGAGTGACCTCTGTATTTCTCGAATGCACACGGTTTGATAGTCTGGATATTTTACATGCTCTTCAACCAGCATCTCTGCCATGAAGTGAGACTTCCCACTAGAGCGCCCGCCCTTTGCACCTTTGATCCGGCTTGGCTGAAGTAAAGGGACAGCCCATCTAGGAGTCTTTATTTGTAGGGTCGATAATGACACGCTCAATCTTCCCTATTGTTTCACCGTTGCTCGTGTGGTCGATGTTGGTTGACTCCCTCCAGCCCGCCTGTGTCTTCATCCAGAATATCATGGCCGCAGTGTCGCCGGTCTTTGCCTTGTTAAACAGTGCCCCGCCGATGGTGGCATTGGCTTTTGCTTTCGCCAGGTCTAGCTCGCCCCGGTAATACTTGCGCAGGGTCTTTTCGTCAATGTCCAGCACGCGGGCAATGTCTGCCTGCGTTGTGCCCACCATCGTGTGAAGCTGCACGGTTTGGCGTGTGGCTTCGGTCGGGACGTGGTTGCTTGTTGGCTTGTTGGTCATGCGCTTATGTTTGGCTTGCCGGCCATAATTAAACAGCCTCTTTTGATTGGAGCGTGCCGGTCGGTACTGCCCCGCCGCTTTCTGAGTGGTCCTCAGAGTTAGCCTTTGTGGCACGCTTAGGATATGGCTTAGAGATTGATTGTATCTGATCTTTCATGGCTTTGTCTAAGGGCATTAGGTAGCGGTGTTTTCCTGTTACAATTTCTGCCGTTGCGCGAGGGTCAATATTTTGAGCGCCTGACAAACTGTTTTTACCACCTTTTTCAATAACAGTCCTTGGGTGCATAAGCCTTCCAAAAACACGGAAAAAACGACTTGATGCCCCTTGGCCACTGTAAACCCAATTACCAGCTTGATATATGCCGCCATGATGCCCCTGTGATGTGTCAGCAAATGAAACGGCTAAACGTAAATCAGGGTTTGATCTTTTTAGAAACTTCAGGGCAATTGCCGCAATTCTTGAAACATGCGTTTTATGGCTAGTTAAAGCTATTCGTACAAGTTCGACGCACTGATCTTGACTTAAACCATAAGGCTTTCCCTAAAATTCCGGGGGTTTGCCCCGCGCCCAAACATTACAACACCAATGAATTTTTCAGACTCCCAGACACCGACTTTTAACGAGTTTTCCGGCAGGAACGCACCCGCTATAGTGCCAATTCTCACAAGCATACTTCGCCGCTTTGTGCGTAGCCCAATCAATATGTAGATCAGCCTTGCTCACGGGAATCGAACTCCTTGCTACAGTGTGGGCATGTCACTATTTTAGGGTCTAGCTTATCCAGCTGACCTTGGTCATCCTCTGAACCTGGCTCAAATCTGAACCGTTTATTAGCAGAGTAGCAACCTCATCCAACGAAAGCCCGTCAACTCAAGATCAAAGCCATCCTTGCCAAGCTCATCTAGTTCGACCCGTAGCATCTCGCTATCCCAATCGGCATTTAGCGCCAGCTTATTGTCAGCGATTACATAGGCCCGCCTCTGAACGTCCGTGAGGTGGCTTGCGTCAATCACTGGTACGTCGGCCATGCCTAGCTTCTGCATAGCAAGAACGCGTCCGTGGCCTGCAATGATGCCGCTTTCGCCGTCAACAATGATGGGATTAAGAAAGCCGAACTCTTTGATGCTTGCGGCAATCTGACCAACCTGGGCATCGCTGTGCGTGCGACTGTTGCGGGCATACGGAATCAGGCTTGACACTGAAACTGTTTTATAGTCGGGAAACTTTTCCATATCAATCCTTACCACGCTCTACCGGCCTAACATCCACATTAAACACCGCCCTGGAATTAGGCTCCGTGCCGATAGTCACCACGGCTGTATACCTACGGTTAGGCAGAAACTCCACATCTGACTCGATGATGCCGGCGTAGTCTCCGGGCTCGTTACGTGTTAGTCCAGCAGGCCACGACTGGCCGGGCACCTCCTCCCCCTCGCCGTCGTATATTGTGAACGTGCCTGACTCATTAAGAGGTGTTATTGTGCCGTCCAATTCCGTAGTCTTGACATCGGTTACTCGCAGGATGCCCGTGTTGCCAATAAAAACGCTCATAGGGTTACCTCTTTATCGTGGCCGTAATGACTGGGGATTCCGCTACGCTTCCGCTAATTGCTGTCGACATTCCTATAATGCCATTTATTGCAGATTCAATCACAATAATGCCTGTAACTGCACCGGCAAACTTGGCCGGTTGGGTTGTAAACTCAACCCATTCAGAATAATCATACGTAGTAGTATCATCATAATATTGACGCCTGGACTCATAAAGGGTGCTTGGATTTATGAACCCAGGAGGGTCGTAAAAAGACTCATCAATGCCCGTAACCGTAACAGTGGTCGTGGTTAGCGTGGTTAGATCACGATACTGAAGGTTATATAACATTAATATCCTGCCACCCCGTGTCTCTGTGCGATTTGTTAGCGCCACCCAAGATTATAGCATTGTTCCGCGCACAAAAAAGACCCCAAAATATGGGGCCAAAGGTCAACGGAGAAGGCATACATAAACCGGCATGCCAGCGGCGCGAAAAGTAGTGTGGTGGCCGGAGTCGAACCGGGCCT